GCCGCTCGAGAGTACGATTTTGCTGTTGTACTGATTTTCAGCCATTGATAATACCTCCGATAAAAATCGTTTTTCCGCCCGAGGGGTTTTCCACACGGGCGACTGCAATGGGATCAACGGTCACATTGTCTTTCAGAATCTTGTCCTTTGTGGCAAGCTCCTGCGTCTCAAAGTCGGGCGTCACGGTATATGGGCCGTCATACGGCTCGCCGCCGCCCCCGCGGATGGTGACGTCAAACGCCACCGAAAGTGCCGTTTTCTGCGTTAACTCGAACGTGACCATCAGATCACCTTCCTACTCAGCGCACGCTTGACGTCAAGGCGCTGCATCTCCGAGCCGATCACGTCGCCGCTCGGGAACTTCACGCGCACCTGCATGGGGCAGACGGTCGGAAGACCGAAGGTCTCCGCCTGCGTGAGGGGAAAGTGAAATTTGCCGTCGGAAAACGTGACATCGCCCGGATAGGTTTTGACGAGGTTCAGCAGCGCGATCTCGACCAGAGAGACGGCCGGGGGGCTGAGCGTCTGGCCCTCGTTGGTGATCTCAACCTCGATGGAATAAGCGTCGCCCTGTACCATTACGTCGTCACCTCCGTTGCGCTGACGGCGCCGGTGTCGTCCACCGTCAGCTTGAATTTTTTCGTGCTGCCCACCGTCGAGGAGGGGATGATGATCTCGCCCTCGTCCACGCGCTGCAATAGCTCGTCGGTCTTCTCGCCGGTGTAGAGCATGGTGTAATAATCGTTCGGCATAAAACCCTCCTTAAACGATCATTCTCCGCCCGAGGGAATCGAGCAGGCCAAGGTTGTTGCTGGTCACGAGCGGGCCGGACTGCAGATCTTTTTTCTTGCGGTAGTAGATGATGATGCAGCCGTCGCCCGCCTCGCCGCCGTCGGAGCCGCGACCGCCCGGGGCAGGCTGGGTGTCTCTTGCGGTTAGCGACGCCTGCGAGACCGATATATTTTCAGATGACGTCTGGTGCGCTTCCGCCACGCCGTTGGAGCCTGCGCCGCCGCCGCC